TTAGTACTCATGGCGTGTTCACCTCAACAAAGGTTTACACGCCTTGTTACTAAATACCCATACCTTTTAACGACTGATACAGTCACCATCCATGACACCATTTCAATCTACATACCAAAGGTTGAGGTTGACACTGTGGTTACACTGAAAGAACTTATCGATACGGTGACCATATCCAAGGATAGAGTAACCGTTAAGACATGGTATGTTCCAAAGGAAAAGAAGGTATATGTACAAGGTAAGTGCGACCCAATTTACATCACTAAAGTAGTTGAACGTAAGATACCAGTTAAGTACTATGAAAAGTACCCTTGGTGGAAGAAGCTACTAAACAACACATTAGCTATTTTGATTATCTTTGTTATAGGGTATACATTGTATAAACTATATAGAAAGCTAGTATGAAAACTAACACGTTAATTGTTTTGTCTGCATTATTTACGGTGATTACACCAGCAGTACCTTTAATCTTGGTATCGTTGATGGCGATCTTTGTTGACGCCTGTTTCGGTATCTGGAGATCTGTTAAGAAAAATGGATGGATATCTTTCCAAAGTAAAAAACTTATAGCAACTGTACAAAAGTCGTTCTTGTATTCAGGAGCGATTTTGTTTTTCTATATGATAGAGAAGTATATCGCTGGAGATATCATTGCTCACTTTATATCAGTTGAGCTTATAATTACAAAGTCAGTGGCATTCTTTTGTGTATTTACAGAGGTTAAGTCAATTAACGAGAACTATAAGGATGTTACAGGTGTAGACCTATTAACAAAATTCAAAGCCTTTATGACAGGCTTAAAGAAAGAAAGTGACAAATGGCGGTAAGAAGATTTACTGATAAGGAGTTGCTTGATAGAGTCAAGGGACTCAAGTCATTTAAAGAAATTCCTAAAGGATATTGGCTCTTGGGTGTTCGCTCAAGTGAGGACACTTCAAACAAATTTGACGATAAGATCTATTTATTTAAGGGCGAAGAGTTTATTGTAGTCGCATCAGCAACAACAAATCCAGGCACACCTACACTGAAGCAATTTGAGAAGGTCAACAAAGCTGGAGCAGCAGTCCTTAAATCAGACGCATGGTATTATAATCTCTGGAAGTATGGAAAGCATAATGGAAAGGTCGAGGCCTTGCTACAGATTGGAAACTCAGTGCAAGTTTATAGAGATACAGACAAAGATGAAAAAGCAGAAGAACAAGGAGATCTTCAGACGGGTTATTTTGGCATTAATTTTCATCCTAATACATACAACTTAAACAATAAAGTTACAAGCAGTAATATTGGTTGGTTTTCAGCAGGTTGTCAAGTAGTAAACGATGTTGATAAATATAAGATCATGATCAAACTTCTCAAGACTGAGAAATCTGTGTCTTACTGCCTATTAAAAGAATTTTAGTAAATTTGCTACATGAAGAAGAATAAAGCAGAGGGCACGTCCCTAGTTAAAGTTAAGGTAAGTCGTCCAGGCGTTCATGCTAAGACGAAGACATCTTGCTTAAAGTCTTCTAAGAGTTACAAGAAAAAATATAAAGGCCAAGGACGATGAAAGTACAAAACTATATTACTGAGACACCAAGCACTACATCAAAAGTATTTGGTACTAATGCTGCTGGCAACACAGTTAATTATGACGTTCCTGCTTTATTGGCTTTGAATCAAACCCCTTCAGTTGTTGCAACAAACGCATTAACTGCTGCTACGCTTACAAATGTAAACACATACTTTACTGGAACAGCAGGACCATCTTTCGCGGTCACTCTTCCAGCTGCAAGCTCTAACTTAGATGGTGTTAAGTATGTCATCATGTCTACAGTTGAGCGCGTATCAACTACATGGGTTTCTACAGGTGCTACATTCGTTGGCGCTCCTGCAACTTTATTAGCAAACACACCGGTATGTCTACAGTATAGCCATGCCAACCTTAAATGGTATATTTCAATCTAATCATATGTCAAAGAAAATTACACAAGAAGAGCTCGACGCGTTAGTTAACGCTAACCGAGTTTACAGAGATTTAAAATTTAATGTAGCTGACATCGAGATGAGCGTTCGTCGTTTAGGCGTGCAGAAAGAGCTCACGATGCAGCAATTAGAAACAGCTGCTGAAGCTCTTACTAAAGAGCAGCAATCCATCTATGACAAGTATGGCGACGTCAGTGTAAACCTACAAACAGGTGAGTATAATTAGAAAAATATCGATTGGTCCTGATTACATGAAGTCAATGCACTACATGGTCGGTCAGGAAATCCTTGATAAGACTTGGAAGATCAACACCATCAGAGTTGAAAATGATGGCAGTATCTGCGTTTGGATTATTAAGGAAGGAGAGATTATTAGATGGAAGTCTTTCTCTCCTACAATGCCTATTGCTATTGAGTATAAAATAGATTACTGATGAAATCACCATACTGCTTCATTGTAGAACCAATTGGTCTGAGGCGGTACGACAACATTAAGAAGTTCGGTGATTCCGAATTCATAATTAGTTCCTCCCAAGAAGACCATAAGGTATCCAACAGGTTTGCAAAAGTAATTGCAACACCAATATATTATGACGGCCCGGTGCAAGCTGGAGATACTGTTATAGTACACCACAACGTTTTCAAGTTCTATTACGACATGAAGGGCCGCCAAAAGAGCAGTTGGAATTACGTCATGGACGATATGTTTCTAGCAGAGCTTGATCAGGTCTATGCATTCAAACGTGATGCAGATTGGCAGGCCGTTGAGCCATTTGTGTTCATTAAGCCTGTGCCATCTGAGGACAAGGTGTTTAGCACACTTGGTGGCTTTGAAGAGTTGTGGGGTGAGGTCATTTACCCTAGCAATGATTTTGTATCTAAGGGAGATATCGTATCTTTTACTCCAGATAGCGAGTATGAGTTTAGGATTGATGATCAGGTTCTCTATCGAATGTATAACAAGAATCTATGTCTAAGAAAATAGAAATAGTAGAAGCTGCTAAGCAGGCTATCGATGAGTTGATCAAGGTACTAAAGTCACCTATCATTACGCATGCTGAGGATGATATCTCTGCTGATAAGATGAAGAACGCTGCATCAGCAAAGAGATTAGCATTTGAGGATGCTATGTACATGCTCAATAAGATTGAGGAGGAGGAGAACAAGGCATCAGAAACACCTATCGCTGAGGTCACTCTAGGTAAGAGTGGATTTGCTGAAGGTAGGGCAAAGTTGAAGAATGGAAAATAATCTGTATCGCATAGTCACTGACCACGTCCACAAGACTGCACTTACTACCAAGAATAGTAAGAAGAGTTGGGACTATGGATACAATAAAGAGTATGACATAATCGTTATCTCTAAGGATGGAACCATTGGTGAGATCTATGAGATTAACGGCCTTAAGATTGCAGTTCCGGCAACGCCAAAGAATGTAGACGACCGCGGTAACAAGTGGGTTGCACAAGAGTATCCTTCTGAGTTACAAAAGGTGAAGTCAATATTTGACTGGAACAGACGCGACAACTCATTTAAGTCTAAGTATGTTGATATGATCGAGACTGAATTCGATCGTAGAGAGTATGGCTATTGGTTTAAGAACAATGGTAAGCCTACCTACATTACTGGGACGCATTACATGTATTTACAGTGGACCAAGATTGACGTTGGTCTTCCTGACTTCCGTGAGTCTAACCGGATATTCTTTATCTATTGGGAGGCCACTAAAGCAGACAACCGATCATTTGGTATGTGCTACCTAAAGAACCGTCGTTCAGGGTTCTCGTTTATGTCTTCAGCCGAGACGTCCAATACAGGTACAATTGTTAGGGACTCTCGTATTGGTATTTTGTCAAAGACAGGTTCCGATGCCAAGAAGATGTTTACCGATAAGGTGGTACCTATCGTTAGAAATTACCCCTTCTTTTTCAAGCCGATCCAGGACGGTATGGATAACCCGAAGACGGAGTTAGCCTTCCGTGTTCCTGCAAGTAAGATTACTCGCAAGAATATGGATGAGGAGCGCGATGATGATATAGAAGGGTTGGATACTACCATTGACTGGAAGAACACCGCAGATAACAGTTATGACGGTGAGAAGCTACTTCTTCTAGTACATGACGAGAGTGGTAAATGGGAGAAGCCAGAGAACATCCTAAACAACTGGCGAGTTACTAAGACATGTCTTCGATTAGGATCTAAAATCATTGGTAAGTGTATGATGGGGTCAACATCAAATGCATTGAGCAAGGGTGGTGAGAACTTCAAGAAGCTTT